GCTCAGGATATGCCTTCATCTCGCCGCCGCTGAAATAATGGACGCCATAGATCGCATCGCACTCGACCAGCGTTAGCTCTGGCCGAGACTGGGCTTGCAGGTGCATATCCGCCTCTAGGGCGCAGGAACCCGTCTGCATGATCTGTCCGTTTTCTGTGACTAGGGCGAACTTGTGCATTATTTCCTCACAATCATGCTGGTGATGGTTACAGTTGCGCTGCCTGTATTTCCGCCGCCGCCAGACGTAATCGAAACAGTGTGGTTGCCGGATGTAAGGCTTGCGATGTGGGCCGCAGGCACAGAAAACGCCCCGAATACGGTCCCGCCGGTAAAGACTTGATCCACGCCATACCATATCGTCTGGACGACTGACCCATCCAATCTTAACTCGACATATGCGGTGTCATTTGTGGCCCCAAGGTTTGAAACAACTGCATTAATCAGAACGCTATTCGTCGCATCAGGCACATTCACAGTCAGCGTAGTCCCCCACGCTCCGCTTGCACTCTGCGGGATCGTCACTGAGTTTCCAGCGATCTTGACCGTGTTGACCGCCAGATCGGCAATCTTTGCGTTGGTGATCGCAGCGTTTGCGATGTTGGCACTGCCGACCGAGATCGTGCCGAGATCTGATGTGATTGCAGACAGTTCGCTGACGGTCATCTTGTCAGCCGTCACCGCGCCAGCCGCGAGCTTGGATGTGATGATGGCCCCGGCGGCTATTTTGTCTGCGATGATGGCATCCGCCGCCACTTTGTCTGACGTAATTGCGCCAGCGAAAATCTTGCCGGATGTGATGGCGTTGGCAGCGATCTGATCTGCATTGACAGCGCCAGCCGCGATCTTACCAGTCGTGATAGCATTTGCCGCGATGGCGTCAGCCTCAACCGCGTTGGCCGCGATCTTATCAGCCGTCACCGCGTCGGCAGCGATCTTAGTCGCGGTGATAGCGTTTGCAGCGATCTTGTCTGCCGACACAGCCGACGCAGCGATCTCCGTAGCCGTCACTGCACCTGCGGCGATCTTGGCCGTTGTGATGGCTCCAGCAGCAATCTCGGAGGCCGTCACGGCGTTGGCGGCGATTTCACTGGCCGTAACAGCATCTGCGGCAATCTTGCCAGCCACAACGGCTCCAGCAGCGATCTCCGTCGCAGTTACAGCGCCAGCCGCTATCTTCGCTGTCGTGACAGCACCCGCCGTGATTTCGGCGGCTGTAACGGCTCCAGCGGCGATCTTGTCGGTTGTGACGGCATCTGCGGCAATCTCGGACGCCGTGACAGCGCCTGCGGCAATCTTCGACGTGGTGATGGCGTCTGCCGCGATCTCGGCAGCAGTCACCGCCCCAGCGCTGATCTTGGCCGTCGTGATGGATCCAGCAGCTATTTCTTCAGCCGTCACCGCCCCTGCCGCGATCTTGTCAGTCGTGATCGCGTCTGCTGCAACCTCCAGAGCCGTCACAGCCCCTGCCGCGATCTTGTCAGTCGTGATGGCGTCTGCCGCGATTTCGGCAGAAGTCACGGCACCTGCGCTGATCTTGGCCGTTGTTATCGCCCCAGCAGCGATCTCGTTGGCCGTAACAGCACCAGCCGCGATCTTTGATGACGTTATTGAGCCAGCTATGATCTTTGCCGATGTGATAGCGTTGTCGCTGATCTCTGTGGCGGTGATCGCATTCGCCGCGATGAGATCGGTGGTGATGGCATCCGTGGCGATCTTGGCCGTTGTGATCGCCGCTGCCCCGATCTTTGCCGATGTGACGGCATTGTCTGCGATCTTAGCCGCCGTCACAGCGTTCGTGCCGAGTTCATTGGCCGTCACGGCACTCGTCGCAATCTTGGCCGTGGTAACAGCCGCAGCCCCGATCTTTGCCGCTGTCACAGCATTGGCCGCGATCTTTTCGGCGGTGACTGCGTCAACGCCTAGTTTGGCCTCGGTGATCGCCTCCGTCTCGATCTTTGCCGTCGTCACAGCCGCCGCCCCTATCTTGGATGCCGTCACCGCTGCGTCCGCGATCTGTGTGCCGTCAATCTGCCCTGTGAGATCAGTCGCAGGCACAGCCGCCGTCCAAGCCGATCCGGTATAGCGATACAGCTTGTTGTCGGTCGTGAGCAGCACCACACGGCCTTGCGTCAGTCCCGTAGTCGGTAGCGCAGCGACCCGCTCAATGGGCCGTAGATCGTCGCTGAATAGATTTTCGCCAATGGTGCCAGTGATGTCGTCTGTATTGACAGCCGCCGTCCACGCGCCGCTGACGAGGCGATAGAGCTTGCCATCAGTGGTCAGCACGACGACCTGCGGGCCTTCATAGCCGCTCACCGTTGGCAGCGTATCAACGACACCAACAGGCTCAATGCCAGAGGCGAAGCTGGTGTAGGTGATTGAGCCAGCCTCAACAGATGACCCAGTGTAAACATCAGTTGACCAAGACGACGTTGTTGCATCCCACCGATAGATCGTGATGTCTGGCAGCAGCAGGACAAGCTGACCATCAAAGTCGCCGGATGCTGGTAGCGATGAAACAGGCTCGATGCCAAAAGCGCCAGCCTCGCTGAATAGATCATTGACCGCATCGTTGAAATCATCCGGCGTGACGAGCAGCGTGGTGGCAGACTGAGGGCCAACGTAGTCAGATTTGTTCAGCGAGTAATCAACTGCACGGACCCAGTAGAACCGAGTAATATTATTGCCCAACGGCGCGTCAACAAACCGCGTTCCGTCGATGGTGCCGATCATTGTCGCGGTTGAAAGGTTGTTGGTCGTATTCCGCCAAATCTCAATATAGGCCAAGTCCTGATCGGCAGGGTTGATCCACTCGACAGCAAGCTGCTTGTAGTCGGCGGAAACAGCGAGGCTCAGAGGCTCATTCGGCGGCGTTGTATCTCCAGACGAGGCAACCTGCGATGTAGCCCACGGGCTACGGACGTTGAGGCCATTGACGGCCCTCACGCGGACTGCGTAGTCGTAGCCATTCAGCACAGGCTGGATGGTGTAAGATGTGGTCGAGCCGAATATGGACGAATACTCGGCGTCAGGCGTCAGGATCTCCTCATTCGTCAGGCCATAATCTTCATCGCTGGTATATGCCACCGCGATACTGCCCCAGTCCTCGCTTGCGTCTTGAGCATCAGCGATGCTGCCGTAATCTTCTTCGCCGCCAAGGCGTTTATACTGGATCTCGTAGTAGCTGACGAAGGCGTTGGCCGAGGCGGTCCAAGTCGCCAAGATAGCCGGGATGGAAATGCCATCGTCGTTCAGGACGGTGGTCGCCGTCAGGGCAAGACCAGTCGGCGCGGCGACCGTGACATAATCCGGCAGGGTCGTGTTATTATTGATAACCGCAGTTTCCTCGGCATCCCACGCAAAGGCCGCGCTGCTTGTTTCGCGCAGCGTCATGGCGACACGGACGCCGCCAGTCTCGGAGATGACCAGCCGCCAGTTGACGATTTCAAATTCTTTGTTTGACCAGCCGTAACGGGCGATGGTCAGGTCAATGATGTCGCCAACCTCGACGCCCATAGCGGAAAGGCCGAACTCGGCAGAGACAGTCATTTGCTCCCGCGACCGGAACAGCTTTTGCTTTGCGATGCGCTGGGCGCGGTCGCCGTTTGTGACCATCGCTAGTGAGATGTCAAGCGTGTTGTCGATGTCGTTGTCTTCCGTCAGGAAGGCCGCGCTTTCGATGGCTGGGAAGTCGGTTTCGATCCAATCGCCCGCGCTTGGGTTGGTGCTTTCATCATAGACGCCGCCGTAGATGAATTTGCCCGTCACGCGGTTGAAGTTGTCCCGGCGGGATAGTCTGGTAGGCAGCGTGATGGCCGATCTGAAGTCGTCCAGCGTGAGCGACTTGACGCTGGCCTCGTAGACGCCAGCCTTCAGCTTCCATGCTCCACCAGAGAAAAAGAGCGTCCCGTTGCAGGCTTCCATCATGTCGGCCAACGCAGCGCCAATCGCGCTGGCTGAGTTCACCACGCCGTCGATGGTATAACGCTTCTGCGTCCCGCCAGCGGAAAGCGTGATGTTGTCATCGCAGTCGTTTGCTGCGGCTGCAAAATAAGTGTCGTCAACCGTGCTGTCGTTCAGGCCGTAGGCGGAGGTCAGATAATCCCTCACGCAGAGCGCGGCATTGTTGCTGTAGCCTGTCGTGGCTCCACGCGGATCGTAGACCTTCTTGCCTTTGACGACTGCTGTGATCGTCGGCAGGCCACCACCGAAAACGTCTTGGTCGTATTCAAAACGGGCATAGATATAGGCGATGCCTTGGCCGACGAAGCTGCTGGTGGCAGATGTGTCGGTGTGCAGGGTAGCGGCAAGGTTGGTCGATACGTTGTCAAAGTTGGTGGATGCCGAGGTTTGGTTGCCGAGGTGCTTGTAGATGCGGATT